CTATCCGTCTTCGAAGTTCATTTTTGGCCCCCAGTTTTGGGTCTTGCCAGATCCCAATCACGCGTTCTTTACCCAATCAAAGCCCGAGCACAGAGATCGCTGCATCTTTGTCTGTCTGAGTGATTGGATTGTTACACTGTATCAGGAGTTTGCAGATATTGCGCATTCCAATATTCCCTTTCATCCCCTCGCCTTTGGCTTGGAAGATATTCAGCCAAAAGCAGCAGATACAGAGTATCAATACGACTGTATCGTCTATTTTAAGGCGAGACACCCGAGTCTCTTGAATCATTGCGAATCTGTTTTGAGAGGTCGCGACTTGCGTTACAAAGTCTATCGCTACGGATCCTATCAGCGCCAAGAGTATATTGAATCAGTAAAGAAGTCTCGGTTTGCAATCTGGATCGGTTCGCATGAGTCCCAGGGATTTGGCTTCCAAGAATGCCTCGCTACAGGAACACCGATCTATGTCTACGATGTGAAAACCATGAAGGACGAGTTCACGGGGCGCTATGGCTACGCCCATCACAAAGAGCAGATGGTTGCAACCACTGCGTCGTATTGGAGTGACACGTGCGGCCTCAAAGTCTACTCAAATGAAGAGTTTACGAGCCGCCTGGATGAGTTTCTAGCGGCAATTCCTACGTATGATCCAGCGGCCTTTGTGAAAGCACAGTTGACGGATAGGGTCTGTTTTCAGCGATTCTTGGATGCGCTACGAATCGAATTATAATTCCTCTAGCCATTTACGATTTTCGAGCGTCCATCGAATTGTCTTCGTCAGTGCATCCTCGAAATTAACAGGAAGCGTCCAGTTCATTGCCGCCATTTTTGTTCCGTCGAGACCATATCTCAGATCGTGCCCAGGCCTTGATGAATGAAAATCGACAAGCTCATACTTGAGAGGCTTTCCAATCACATCTGCGATTCGCTGAGCAATTTCTAGATTTGAAATCTCGCGTTCTCCCGTTAAATTATAACTCTCGCCAATCTTTCCATGCTGAATCAGAAACATGACACCCTGGGCAATATTTCGTGCATGGATATAGAATCGGGTTCCTGACTGCTCCTTGTCTGGGTAACTATGAACAAATACAGTCTCATCGTTCAATATCTTATTAATAACCTTTGGAATGAACTTCTCTACATGTTGTCGTTCACCAAATGCATTCATCACATTAATACGCATAACTGGAATATTGTATGTGTTACCATAGGCAACACATATCTGTTCTGCGGAGGACTTGGAGGCCGAATAGGGGTTTGTAGGATTGTGACGCTCATCTTCCGAGAATAGCTTGGAATCGAGAGCAGGCCCATACACCTCGTCTGTGCTAAAATAGAAAAAGATCTTCAGATTCTTGCAACATTTGCGAGTAAATTCGAGCAGATGCACAGTTGACATCACATTATTATGTATAAAGGAGACTGGTTCTGCAATGCTGTTGTCGACATGGGTCTCTGCCGCCATATGTACGATATAATCGATGTTTGTACCAATCTCCTTCTCCATACCAACGGTCAAACTATGCTGCAGGTCATAGGTCAACATCTTCACACGAGGATTCTGAAGTGCCTCGATATCTTGAAGACGCGCTAATCCAAGGCTTGCATAATTTAACTTATCAATAATGATAAGATTCCAGTCCGTTGTTCGTAATACATGCTCGACGAAATGATGCCCTATAAATCCGCACCCTCCTGTAATTAAAATTGTCTGTGGCATTCTGGAAGTCAGATATACGAGCTATTTAAGTTAGAGTTCAATTGAATACATTAATTGTGTCTACAATATATTTTAAATGTTCACTGGTAAGCCACCAACCAACGGGGATACAGACAATCTGCTTCTCAACCTCATTGAGATTTGGAAGTTCTGCACGAAACTCTTTAAAACAGGTATGAACATCGTTGCGTTGATGAACTTGTGATACAAATATACCCCGTTCCTTCATATATTCAATAAAAGCTACCTTGTTCTCAACAAACATCGTATAGAGCCAATAGGCAGAGTTATACTCTGCAGTGACCGGATTCACCTTCTGAAGTTTCGGATTAGTAATATGCTCATCAAAATACTTAGCATTTATGCGATTCTTTGCAATGAGGGCGGGCATATGGGGCAGATTGAAGAGGCCGATCGTGGCATTCAGATCGTTCATATGGAATTTATAGCCCCAATCGACCACATCTGCTTCAAGGCGAAGATCCTTGCCCTTATAATTGCGTTTATCCCTATCGATCCCATACCATCGCAGAAGCCGCGCCTTCTCATAGGACTCCTGATCAGGACAGAAGAGTAGTCCCCCATCTCCCGTAGTAAGATGCTTGATGGCCTGCAGACTAAATACAGCATAGTTTCCCGTTGTGCCCAATTTGCGCCCCTTGTACTCGGATAGGAGTGCATGGGCACAGTCCTCCACCACAACAGGTCGAAATCCAAGTTCCTTCTCCTTGCGATCCAGGATCCCTGTAAGTCGATCCAAGTCTACTGGATATCCGCCCCAATGAACAAAAGTGATAATCTTTGTTTTAGCCGTGATCTTGCGCTCCAAATCCTCCAAGTCAATAAGTCCCGATGCCTTATCAACATCCACCCATTTAATGGTGAGTCCATTGTGACAAATAGGGATGTTTGTAGCCATGCATGTCAGGGGTGATGAAAGAACTTCATCACCAGATTGAATATCGTGTCGTTCTTGAATGAGACGAATCGCTAAGATCAGGCCTGAAGTGGCTGAATTAAGCGTTACAATATAGGGATGTCCAAACATGGTACGCAGTGCTTCTTCAAACTGTTCTACGCGTGGCCCCTGTGTAATTGCGCCAGAATAGAGGGTCTGAAGTAGCGGATCCTTTACATCTTCACTCATAAACACCTTGAAGAGGGGAATCAATGGCTGTGACATTCTATTTATAGTGTACAATGTGCCTTTATATTCTAGACATCATTTAAACTCGCATAGGATGTATAATGTAAATATGATCCGCCGCCTAGAATATGGTGATTTTGACAAGTCCTATATGGAACTGATTAATACATTTACAAGGCATCCCACTGAAATTACATATGAACAATTTTGCAGAGAGCTTGATAAAATAGAACACCAGAATGCCCATGTTTTTGTGATGGAAAAGGATGGAATTATTGTTGGAACACTAAAAGTCCTTATTGAGCATAAATTGCATAACAATTTTCGACCGGTCGGTCATATTGAAGATGTAGTTATTCACGAGTCGCATCGTAAACAAGGCATCGGTGCCCTATTCGTTGAACATGCAAAGCGAGTATGCGCAGAACATAGCTGTTATAAAATCATATTGGCCTGTAATAAAGACAATATTAATTTTTATAAACACTGTGGATTTATTGAAAAAGGAACAGAAATGACAATTTATCTAGCATAACTCAGAAATTGTCGGAACTCATCGGGAGTACAGTACTGACTAGGGTGCTCCAATTGATACTTGCGGTTAGGATACCATATATCAGTATTCTGTTTTGCAATATGCTCTCTATCTGTTTCAGTTAGACCTGTGTGCACTGTTTGAATAAAACGATCCATTTTGTATTTATATTTATCCCCCATCATATGTTTATCATCTGGATTCCAGAGTGTCCCTGATCCAAAATGAATAATGCGATTATTATATAAAAATTCAAAATTCAACGGTTCAATCAGTTCATTACCTGTGCTAAATTCATGAAATTTAAGCTTATACTGCGGATTATCAATCATAAATCTATATATCATGGATCCAGTATCACAGCTTGTACGCGGTACAGCCCCCATATCTAGTTCATGAATGTTTGTGATTCGCTTCAGATTTAAAAAACAACAATGTGTCCAAAAGAAATCGAATACCTTAAATTGCGTAGAACACTGATTATCTCCTAGCCACTGTTTTCTGCGTGGGGCAATTATATCACAGTTGTCCACAATCTCTGGAAAGTCAAACGTGTCAATAAAACACATATCTGCGTCAAATATCATTAAATAATCAAATGTGGCTGCATAAGTTGGTGCAACTGTAGACATGAGATATGTACATATATCTCTATGACGGATCCATGCTGAATCCGATGCCTTATGAAGTGTTTGAGGAATTTTGAAATAGATACAGTCTTCGGCATATTTCTTGCATACGGACTGGATATCCTCTTTTTCATGTGTAAGCACATTCACGGTAGTATCATTGGAATCATCCAATACAAGTAGTTTCCAGTTGCAATTTTTTAAGTATTTTTGACAACTATAAATCTGCAATGGAATAAAATGTGAATTGTTATAGTAAGGAACAGCTATAAGAAGGGTTTGCATCTATAGGTATTTATAGTTATGTTTTAAGCTATAATTATATTCTTAACGGTATAGTAAAATGTTTGCATCCTTTACTCAAACATACGGCAGTAACCGTATATTAGAATTGCATATGTTACAGTATGATATAGTCGGCAACTATTTTCGTAATCTATGTGACAAAATTGTATTTGTATTTCATAACTGCCCTGCACATTTTATAGAAAGAGGGACTGACTTGCTTACAAAAATATATTCAAAAGACAAACTAGTTATTTTACAGTACAGTGGATGCGGGTATTTAGAAAGCTTTCGTCAAACACTCGCCTATTTGAAACAGGAAAAGGTAGAATATCTGCTGCAAATTCAAGATGATCACCATGGATTTAATAGTCGCGAAAATATAGAGAATCTCTCTCTTATTAATGGAGTGTTTGATTTTGTTAGGACACATAAAGTGGATCTTTTGCAGGTATTCAAACATCATAGCTGCAAGAAATGGAATAAACTTATTCCATTAGAAGAACGAGCAGAGGGTGAAATCGAATTCTATAAGTATGATGTAAGGGAGTGGAAGAAGATACCACTTTATTGCTGGAATGATGGAACCTATTTTGGACAGATTGATTATTTAATTTCACTGTTTTCAAGGGGGATGGCGCAGGATGTATGGAATGTTGAAATGTCACTTAATGAACTATTTTCAAATACACTATTTACTCGGTGGGGAACTAACAAGTATTTCTTTGATGTTTCGAATATTCATGGGAGAAATATAACAAGAGAATTAACACCGGTACAGAATTTACAGCGATTCTTTGGAGAACTTCCAAATTGGAGTGATATTGAAAAGGAGATTCAAGATCTTGCGTAATATAAAGCATTGCATAATGTACCAATTATCTATGAAACCCTTTCTGCTCTATATTGATATCGCAAGCATCATTAATGACAAGGATCCGCAAATGGAGCCGAATGCTCTGCGAAAACAACAGCTGATCAATGGACTGAAAAAATTGTTTGAGTACGATTATAAAAAACATACCTGTGATATTCTTATCACGGATAACACTTGTACAGATCTCTATCCAGAACTGCAAGAGCTATTGCCTGAAGGCACAATCGTGCGATGCTTTCGTGATAATCATGTAGGCGCCATCAATAAGGGCGCAGGTCTCGTACAGAAATGGCTCTATAACCAGGAGACCTTATTGCAATATGAGTGGATTCTTCATTTTGAAGGACGGCAGCTGCTTCAGTCGTTCGAATTTATGGATCGCTTCTTTGCAGATCCGCGTACCTATTTTCGGTACGGAAATCCATTTGATTCATCGGATCTCTCTCATTTCTATACAGGTCTCTTTACAGTAAAAGTACAGGATCTGTTTCGCTTCTGCTCACTCTATCCCATTGAGCGATTGCTCAAGCACCATATCAGTATTGAATACGCCATGAAAGATGTGCTAATTGATCGCACAACACTTGTACCGCGTCTCCAATTACGCTGGTTTCAATCACGAAAAGACCCGATTGATTTCTAATCAAGAACCCCGAACTGTTTATTGTGCATATCATTATATATAGTATAGGTACGACCTACGTCCTTCGCAATCAAATCCATCAGTCTCCGATGGTGCACATCATGCACATCATCAAATACTACCACAGTATTCTTAAAATTAAAAAGATCTCTGTTGTAGTAAAGTCCTCCGCGATATCCTTTGGGCCCATCCACTAGAATGCAATCATAGTGGCCAATTGTGGGCGCCACAGAACGCATAATCTCTTCATCGTGCCAGTAAGGATCTTCAGGAAATTCGGGATATTTGTTCACACTCGGTATAAGTGGAACATGAAAATAAGTGGATGGATATTTATGTAGCCATAGTGGATCGCTTTCGATCGATTTCATGGTATAGAACTTGGATAATGCATCAGTACCCGTACCACTTCCAAATTCTAGAATGGTAGAACCTGTCGGTAAAATCTCGGTGATCTTGCGGAATGTCTCTTTTCCAATTGCCCATCCGTCGAGATTCCAGTTGGCAATTACATCAGATGGATTCATGATATGGTATATAGTTATACTACTACTTTAGACTACTGCTAGTCAATTTAAAGTATCAGGTTTGTATTAAATATAAGCAAATGCTCGATCTCTATTGTATTGAAGGGACAAGTAATATTTGTACACGGGAAACGGAAGGTCCCGAATATAATACGCCCGCCACGTGGCCAACCTTTCAAGAGGATTGGATTCAATTGAAAGAAACAATTCTGCGCGATGTTTCCAATAACACTGCAAAGGTATATTTGAGAATCTTTGACGGGGAGTTCTGGTTTCTAAAGGGACAAAAGGTGGGTAATGTGGGGACTCGCCACTGCAGTCGGCAACTGACATCCGATTTTTTGAAACAATTCTATGATGGATTTCTGAAGGCAGATGTTGTATCAACCCAGCTCTATGCTGAAGAAATGGATACATACAAGAGCCTGTTCCCTCAGCGCCCCTTCGATATTCCAATGGAACTGCTCTATTCGCTTGTATCATCACGATGGATCTTTCAGCAGTTTCCAGACAGTATTGCACTGATAGGGGGAAATGAGAAGATGACAGTGATTCAAGAGTTGATGAAGCACAGCGAGTATCGGGACTACATAGGAGTCACTGCGTTCACGGACTATATCTCCGTCCCTGAACGATTTGCATGCGATGATACAGAGGCCGTATTCAATTCGATGAAGGATCAGATTCGTGCTAGTAAAGCGAAGGTATTCCTATTCGGCATGGGTATCTCAAAACTGGCCATTGCCTATCGATTCAAGGAGATAAGTAGTGCACAGTTTATTGATGTTGGCTGCGGTATTAGTGCACTTGCAGGGACAACATCAGTAGAGCGCCCGTATTTTGGATCCTGGACAAATTTTCGGCTTCGAAACTGGAATTATGGGGCAATGGATCCTATTGATTTTAAGGATACCGCAAATCGTAATATTCGGTATGTAGGTTAGCACCTAGTTACTTAAACAATAATATCCATGTATTTTGTATATGAATATTATTATTGATCCACTGACACATAGTCCCCATTTAAAATATCTGATCCCCAACAGTCTATATTATACGTTACCAAATAATATATCATATCCGCCTGGTCATTATAGCATTGATGCATTTATAGACCGCTATAAATTCGATTATAGATCTGACATCGTGTGTATGGACAGTTCAAGCGGATTTCAGCACATGTTTGTTGTAATGCCTATTATATCATCTATTGAAAAATATCAGGGTTCTAGTTATATTGGAATAAAAACTAGATTCCTAGAGCTTATTAGTAAGTATAAACCAAAGATAACTGGTAAACTCATTATAATCGACAATCATGATTTTGATTATTTGCCACAAAATCATTTGAAGGCACTCGGCATAGAATGCGATATTATATTAAAACGAACCTATAGTAGTTTAAATCAGCCAAATTACAGTTCCAATACGTATTCCTATCCGTTTACAATGTGCACGATACATGATCCATTTATGAATCTATTTAATACACCTATGGTTCACGCTACTACTACTAAAAATAATATAATTATATGGTCTGGGGCAACCTATGATACTCTCGAAGTACATGAAGAAGATTCCATTCATGAATTTGCAAATCGCGACACCCTTGTAAAAACAATTACAAGAAAGTATCCTTCTATACTTGCCAAAGTACAAGTTTCAAATCACCTGTTTGTACAGACACTAAATTCCTATAAGTATGTACTGGATTTACGAGGAAATGGGCGATTAAATAAACGACTGTATGAAATATTTACTACAAATAGTCTACTTTTGTCACAGCGATTCGATATTAAATTCCCGTTTGACGAAGGCGATCGCTTTTCTGAAGAATGCTTCTTTTCAGACGACAATGAGCTCTATGCAAATTATATGAAATTGGAGGCCGATCCAGCTTTATATAATAGGTGTTTAGAGAATCAGATCTATTTAGTTAAAAAATATTTTACAAATAAATGGGTCTGGAGTTATATAGAAACAATTCTAACTAAATAATTCTAAAAATTTTGCATATTTAATCTCATATTTTGCAGTTTGCGTCCCTATCCTATGCTTTAATGACCCGACGCCAAAACAACTACCTGCACGAAAATGAACTACACTCTTATTCATCCATGTATCTACCAATTTATAGTTGGAACGGTACCGATTTATTACGAATAAATGTAATCGACGGAAATGCGTCAATTGTATATATATCATACGTTGCCTTATACTTTTCAAGTATATCATGAATAGGTACCTTATTATATTTCTGCATCCAAGGCACAGCATCGCGTTCTCGACTGCCTCCTTCTAATATCAAAAGGCCTCTATCCGTCAATCTAGGCATATAGTGTTCTAGAGCAAATTTATAGACTGCCCCGTCATTCGCAATATCAATATGGAGTAAATCAATCGACTTGTCCTTATATATTTTATAGAGTTCATAGAAATCACCCTCTGCAATGTGTACATTAGGATATTCTGTAAATTTGTCAATTATATCTCTTGATGCAGAATTTCCATTAAATTTTTCAAAAATATCATATGCATATATCTGTGTCGTGGAAGGGCATGATTCTGCAAAACTCCGCAAAGAATATCCATTCAATATTCCAATTTCTACAAGAGTCGCAGGGGGCTGAAACCATGTAATCATTTTGAATATATCATTGTATGCAATGACAGGATGTGCATAGGAACTTGACATACTTATCTGTACGTAGTATAATTTCTTTATATCTCCACGGGCCTCTGTATAACCTCCATCCCCTTTCGGTAAATCGTAGAATACTGATTCCATCGGACATTGGTGCCGAAGATCCACTTATCGGGAGCAATGATACGGGGTTCTTGGAACACGGATAGGAAGGACATCCACCAGTGATAGGTCGAATTGGCGATGATGTAGTTCTTGAACAGGCAGCCGGCATAGAACTGGACAATGTCGTCCTTGATGTCCATGAAGACGTATTGATCGCCGACAAATTTCTCTTTGCACCAATTAATGTCATCGCTTGCGATATAGTACTTCATAGGTCCCATCGTCTCCATCGCCTTCGTAAAATAGGTTGTGCCGCAGGGATTATGGAAATCGGCCTTGGTCACATAGTCCGTTCTGCGAACACCGAGAAAGCAGCGAGTCTCGGCGCCCTCCTCTGAAAGGAGTTCTGGATAGTGGCTAACCAGATCGGTATTGGTTTGCAGCCAGCCCTTGACACCCTCGTCAGGCGTAAAGAGTTCTTTGATCTCGGCATCCAGTCCATAGAAGCACTGATCGGATTGATAGTTTCCTTTCAGAACAAAATTGGAGTCTGGATGTTGTTGAAGAACATACTGTACTTCAGGAAGAATGTTGTAGGCCGTCCACCCGCGTTCTGAAATGGACGTGATCGGCCGTTCAGAACGAACGGTTCGTGGAATCTTCTTCAACAGCGTGCTATAATAGGCGGACGGGTGCTTTGCACCACAATCCCAGATAAATGTTTCAAGTGCATAGAAGGGCTTGTTGCAGCGCTTTGCGACCGCATAGGCATGCCCTGCTTGAAAGAGTTGATTGCCCAGGCCTCCTGTATAATTGCAGGTGATAAAGGACATGTGTTCTATCTATAGAATGTTACACATCTTTAGGATACCGCCTAGTGTTAAGAAAGTTTACGCAGACCCCGTCATAGCAATCAGATCGCGCGCAATTTGTCGACGCGCCTCTAGTTCCTCCGCTGCATCTTCCTGTGTCGGAACATGGGATGAAGAGAGCTGCACAAGGGTTCCAGGACTTGTACCAAAAAATCCCTCGGTAAAGCGGCCTGCTACGATGACGAATAGGAGTGTGGCGGCGACCAGGAGGGTGACGCCGAGTGGTTTCATCTACTTTGCTCTCCGATATTTCTTTATTCGTTGAGCGGCCATGAACTTGCTGCACAGACCTTTGAGTGTTTCTTCATTTGCGCGGTTCGATTCGAGCGTTTTCACAAACTCTGTCCATCGCTTAGTCCATTTTGGATCCTCGATTGATTCTTGCGAAGCAGCTTCTGTGAACGCCTTGAAGGCATCGAGCTTCCCTTCTAAGAACGCACGGACGACCGTGATGGCTGGCCACTGTTGCCGTTCTTCTCGTTCAAGTGGATCTTTTGCACATAGTTTGTTGTGTCGTAACCGTCTGAGATTTTCAACAAACGCCTTGAGGATCGGTTCTGATTGTTCGAAAGTCTTTCCTTTGACAGCAAGCACAAAGGTTGTCCATTGCTCCATCCAGTCATTCGGAACTGTGTTGTGTTCTTCGCAGAACGCTTTGTACTGGTTTTCTTCATTCGCTTGAATCGTTTTATAAATCTGTTTGGATTTCCATTGTTTGGGAAGTTCCACTTTGATATACCCTTTCTGTTCCTGAATGTGTTTCACTTTTTGAACAATAGGATATTCTGGTTCTGGAGCAGTTGGATATATAACCTTATTAACAGTTACGGGGGATGCTGTAGAACTATTTGAATATTTTAGGACTTTTTTTTGACGGTCTCGTCGTTCTTGAGCGATTCTACGATTCTTCTCATCATACATGAATTTTTTGCAAGCATCGATACCTTGCTCACGCGTTAATGTAGGTAATGCAGCAAGTAAGATATCAAATTGTTCATCAAATAGTGTTGTTTTATTATAATTTGCAGCATACCAATCTTTAAAGAAGTCTACTTTCCCTTGCGTAAGATAGGAGTAGACAGTGCTACTCTGTATATGTGTTTTATCAGTTAGATCATCCATCGATGTTTGACGACTTCTCTCTTTATCTAATTCAGAACGAATCTCTACAATACATGCAGTAGTCAGCTCTTCTGAATGACAAATATGATTCATTGCAGAGACAAATTCAGAACTCTTCTCTTTCTCTCTACACCATTCAATGTAATTCATATATTGACCATTATGCATCATCTGATAAATATCTTCTGCAGTATAGAATTCATTTCGGCATTTTGAAGCGGAATAGATAGGAATCTGTGCAAAGATAGACCGGTTGCATGCATACTTATTAATTTGTATGCATTTTTCAATGAAATCCGCATAAGATAGAATTCCTTTCATAACATTGCAGTGCCCACAACAAGACTTTGAATTCTCTATTGAATAACATCGAATACGTGAATCAAGACGATCAATTCCGTTTGCATGGGACTTCTGATTGGCTATACCACATAGATAACATATTCCTTGAATGAGTGCAGTATATTCACTTTCGGATAAGATAAATTCAATCTCTCTCTGTTTGCATTTTTGTTTGTAGCCATTATACGTATCTCGAACAGTCGATGATAGATAGGATGACCATTTTTCTAGTATTAATACGAAAGGTGTTTTTGTAGTATAGTAATTATAAATAGCATCGACTTTATCTAGAAATTCAAGAGGGTGCTGTACATTCTTAATAATATTGCACATAGTACAACACGCCATACAATTCCCTGCAATGTATCCTTTATTATTATCAATTCTATCAATCCCATTTAGCCGTGTCATTGAAGAGAATCCACAGTAATGACAGGGTTGAATCGCGCATTTTTCAAAGTCACTTTCTGTAATTGTAAAGAGTAGTCCACGAGCATATGCATTTTTTTGAATACATCTCCATAACTCTGCGATTGAAATTGGCTTTGCTTCTTGTTGTATATGCAATTGTGTATGGGATGATACAGAAGTCACAACTTCGTGTTTTTCTCTAAGCCCTTTTATACTAACGGCTACGACTTGTTTTTCCTTATTAATACAGGTACTGCACGTATTCTTAGAAATTACTTGATTGAAACAGCCCCTAGCAATATCACAATATACAATATTCTCTTTTTTCTCATTATCATACAATAATCTGCGAATATGTTTTCTACAATAATCTCCTTCACGTGCTGTATGAAAAGTACAACCCTCTTGTTTACAAGGAAATTCTTTTCCTGATTTTTTTGTTCTACAGTCTATGCAATGTTTATATTCGCGTGTTATATCCGCCTCTGTTAACTCTACATTACATCCTCGAAAGAACATACCACAGAGAGTTTTACCTGATGCAAGCAATACCTCGTATTCATAATTGCGCTTATGATATACACAGTATCCATTCGCGAGTGGAGGTCGTTCACAGCAGAGATTTTTCCGTGCTCCTTGTTGTACAAGAGCTTTGCACTTGCAAGGGAGTGTTTCGGTCATTTGATGAAGTATAGTGAGAAATAAACTTCATCAAATTTAAAACATTGAAGTGTGATAAATTAGAGTATGATATGACCACGCATAATACAATATATATTATATAAATATAATACGATTGTAGTTTTATAATATGCATATAATAAAAAACATTGCCGGAAGATTTGCAACAACCGCATTTAATTGGAGTACGCAAGGCCTCCCATTCCGCTCATGATGCGTAAAACGTTGTAGTTAGTTGCATACACGCGAACTGTGGATGACAAGTTCAGGCCGACCGCGTTGTTGGACACCGTGAGCAGGAGCGTGGTGTTATCAATACGGGACAAGTTGCACGTGCCCGAGGGCTGGTGCTGCTCGGGCTGGAGGGCAAACGAGTAGACGTTGATGCCGACCGCAGGGCAGTTGGTGTGGTGCTGGTAGGGCTGGACCAAGTTGAAGTAGGCACCCTCGCGGACCGAGAAGCGGTCGTGGCCGTTGAGCTGGAGGAGCGCCGTGATAACGGGGTTCTTGCCCGCCATGCCCTCGACACGCGTGACGGAGTAGCCAGACTCCAGCACGGAGCGGTCCCACCAGTCGGAGTAGTTGAAGGGCTGCTGGCCCTTGTAGGGGCCGACGACGGTGTCATCGCAGGACACGAAGGAATCACGCTGGACAACCCAGATGAGCTCCTTGCAGGGGTGGTTGAAGTTGAGCTTGAGCTTGTTGGAGGAGCTCGTGATGGACTCGCCGCCCGTGAACTGGAGAACATCGATGAGGTACTCGTGGCTGACCTGGGCGAACTTGCGGCGCTCGTCCGTGTCGAGGTAGATGTAGTCGATGTACAGAGACGCCGCCGCAAGACCGGTGTTGGCGACACGGTTGCGCACGGAGTGGGGGTCCGTGCCCGTGGCCTGGTCCCAGCAGAGGTTGTTGAGCGCATTGAACTCGAGGTTGATGCGCACCTCGTGGTACTGGAGCGCAATGAGAGGGAGCGAGAGACCAGGGTTGCGGCAGAACCAGAACTGGAGGGGCACGTACAGGGTGTACATGGGCGTGCAAGAGCCAACGACCTCGGAGGTGTTGGGCTCACCGCCATAGCAGTAGTTGTCGCAGCCCGCACCGCCGGCGTAGATCAGGTTGGTGAGCTCGGGGACGTTGCCCACCATCTTGGCGTAGCCGGCCTGCTTGCCCGCCTCCTGCGTGAGCTCGTTCCAGATGTGGAGCCAGTCGCCATAGTGCTTGTCGATGCGCTGGCCGCCAATCTCGAGCTCGACGTAGGAGATAAGGTTCTCGCCAACCCAGTTGAGCCAGCGGAACTGGCCGCCCGAGCCGTCCGTCGCGGAGTTGATGACAACCTGGGGGAGCGTCGCCTGGAGGTAGATGCGGTGGATGAGATCGCCGTTGCGCTGGATCGTGCAGGTGACCTTCTTGCCGAAGTTGGGCGCACCGTTGAAAGGATTCTCAATAGACTCCATCGCGAAGTTCGTGTAGCGACGGTAGATCACCTTAAAAAAAGTGATCTGCGGGTTCCCCGTAAGGTAAACGTCCTGGGCGCCATAGGCAACGAGCTGCATTAAACCACCACCTGTCATTTGTTATACCCTCTGGTAACAAAATAATTTTGGAAAACTCTCACTTTTTCAAAACGCGCCCCTGTTAAAAAGACAGGTCACCTAAACAATCCCGTTATTGGATGGGAAAGACGAGGAAATGAGCGAGGCTTCTCAAACAAAACCGAAATTGAAAGTCGGCGGACCGGAGACTCGTACGACTCTGGATGCCCTCCATGGCCAAAAAATAAATCAGATGCTCGAAGAGAAAAATAGCATTAATCAATACAAAGACCAGATAAAAGCATTAGAAACTAGAATAAAGTCCTGTACACAGGTGACCGAGATCTGGTCTCTGGAGCAGCAGCTCGAGCGTCTGCAGAAGAAAGTGAAATCGATCGAGAGCGGTGATGCAATGAACGAGTATTATTTGCGAACCGGCAACATTCTTTTTTCGTACTATGACATTCAAGAGAAGATCCATAGCGGCGGCTCCGTATCCACTACAAGTCAACGGTCAAAACCGGGGTCCATTCTCGCAATCCTCAATACACTTCAGCAAGACGAGGCCTCTTCGGATAACGGGTTTTTGAAGGGGGGCGGGTCCAAGGCACAGAACGTGGATCATAAGCCACAGCGCAATGATCTGCTGAATCAGTATTTACAGATCGAGGATCCCACCGCTGCAAAAGTTGAGTCTACCGAAGATGACTGGACCGAGTGCGACCTGTGCAGGTCGGAGATGATCATGTGTATGAATGAGGCCACCATGACCTGTTCCAAGTGCGGCAATAAAGACTTCATTCTCATCGACTCGGATAAACCGTCCTATAAGGACCCTCCGAGAGAGCTCTCGTACTATGCGTATAAGAAGATCAACCATTTTAATGAGTGGCTTGCCCAGTTCCAGGCCAAGGAGTCCACGGAGATTCCAGCAGGCATCTACGATCAGATCTTGTTGCAGCTCAAGAAAGAGCGGATCAGCAACTTTGGCTCTCTGAAACGCACAAAGCTGCGTGAAATCCTCCGACACATGGGGGAAACAAAGTATTATGAGCATATTCCGCATATTATCAACCGACTCTCGGGCCAGAACGCGCCGTTCATGAGCCGCGAAGACGAAGAGAAGCTGCGCCATATGTTTCGTGAAATCCAGCCGGCGTTCAAGAAGCATATTCCGAAAGGTCGCCGCAACTTCTTGAGTTACGGCTATATTTTGTACAAGTTCTGTGAGCTGTTGGAGATGGATGAGCATCTGGCCTGCTTCCCTTTGCTCAAGAACAGGGACAAGCTGTATATTCAGGATCAGGCGTGGAAGGGGATCTGCTCGGATATGCAGTGGCAGTATATTCGGACTGTTTAGTAGATCTGTGCGGATTTAAAATGTGCACAAATAATATAAATGTCCCTATTTGAGAAAGGTGAAAAAGTCACAATAAATCCTATTTGAGAAAGGTGAAAAAGTCACAATAAATCCTATTACTGAAAAAACGGTTTATATTATGTGGAATCGCAACTTTGATCCATATACGCCACAATATCCTGAGGGAATGAATCACATCGCGGATAGCAATTCTATTAAAGTGTATGATGGAACCACTAATATTAATAAACCAATACAGGGTGTTATTAATATGAATGAAAAGCCCGGTGAAACAATTATAATTAAGGTGAATAACATCTTTGTGCATATACCTTCCGACTTGAGAGATAAGATTGTTCGCAATACGACCGGCGGAAGACGCAAGAATCGCCGTGGAACAAAGAAAGCTCGTCGCAACCGCCGCCATTCCTCCAGGAAACACTAAGTTTCTCCCACGTTCAAGAATCGATTTGGCCCCACCGTTGGGCGTACCGTCAAGAATCAAGAAAGCCCTCACCTTTGGTGAGGGCTTTCTTGATTCTTGACAGTGAAGCCGTCGTAAAATTTACGCATCCCTGGCGCTCTTCCCCCGCAACAGCGGGGGAAGAGACATGCGAAGCTGGGAGGCGTAAATTTATACTTGACGGTAATTTTATTCCTGATGGTATAGTATAAATGGCATATTCTCCTTCGTGCAGTCCCGAAGATATTGCTCTTGTAAAGGTTGGAGATGTGTTTGATGGTTGGAATAGAGGTAATACCGCAGGTAAACCGATTTTCAGTGTTAAGATTACACAAATCGGTGATTTCAGGAATGGTAAAACAGATAATGATGAAGAATCGAGAATATGTGTCGCGGATACTGTAGATTGTGAAATAACAATCCTAAAAGGAACGTTCGCAGGAAAAACGAGGATGCTATCCTCAGTACTACCATCCGGATATAGTCTAGACTTGGTCACACCCCTAGGTAGAACGACAATTATGCAATTGAATAACAAAAGCGAAGAAGAATGGAAAGAGTATGATAAAAAGATCGTCGCAAAGACCGCACCGCCAATCAATGGTTTAATCACATTACGAAAAGCAGTTCCTGCGCCCCCTGCTGCTGCGGGCGGCGCCGTCGCAGCCGCAGGGGGCGCAGGCAGTGGCAATAAACGCAAGAATCGCCGTGGAACAAAGAAAGCTCGTCGCACACGTCGCTGTTCCTCACGCAGGAACTAAGCATTCGCTTAAGAATTTGACGCTTACAATAGAATATCTTGCTCTTCTCGTAGTGCTGAAGAGCAGTCATTTTGTAGTCAGAAGAGTGTTGTTTTCCAACCATTTTCTAACTACAGCCGCTTATTTAACATCCGTGCAGGTCTAATCCTTCATATAGATAATATAAGGAGCCAAATAGACACCCATAATCAAGAATACTATATTTGTATCAAAACTCTGTGTATTCAAGAGGGCACTTGCAATTACACCAAAAATAACTAAGGCGCTATCGGATGCCAATGCATTAAATCCAACCTCTTTGGCATATCCCTTAAAATGATCGAACATATGATTCGATCCTTTGGGAACTATACTAAACAGTATATAGAACAGGTAATCAAACACCAGTTGAACTCCAACGCATATTGCAGCAAAGGCCGTCAAGCCCACCTGTATTCCTGTTACACTCACGATATATCTACCGAGTACTATGTACAAAACGCCGATCAATATGTCGGCAATCATAGCCGACAATCTATATTTTTTATACCATTCTATGATAGTCGGGGCGTAATAGAATACTTGAGTAAATGTAAGAAAAATAATGATTAGATCCGCATAGATATTTGCAGTAAGAATCGGCACATACTCAAATATGTTTGAATAATTTGTGGTAGGCTTCACGTTCATTGTTTTTTCAACACCATAGGCCGCTAGAAAGGACAGCAGAACGGCAACGACTCCTTTCATTTCTGGAATGACTCTTGGCATTTCTATTATTAATTGGTATTAAAACTCCAGCACCTTTCCGAAATAGAAGTACAGAACAACGCCAAAGAGCGCCTTGGAAATCACATCCAGCACATTGTACCCGATGTTCTTCTTCTCTTCGTCCAACAGATACACGAATCCGTAGCCCGTCCAGATAATTGCAAAGAGATAGAAGACAGCGTGGTTCGCTTTTCCAGGGATGCAGCACGTATACAGCAGCATCAGAACAAGTGCAAAGAACAGGAAACCTCCCGCAAATCCGAGCCATTTACTTATAATCCCCTCTTCGCCCAAATACCCCGTCAACAACATCCCCCAGTTCAGGAGAACAATCTGACCATAGGTCTCGAAGGACGAATGGCCAGGATTGTAGAACAGCATAATGACTAATAGGATGAGCGGGGTCGTGATGGACCAGTCGATGTAGCGGAGCCTTGTGATATCGTGCAGATTGACTGTGGGCTGCTTCAACATCTCATTGAAGAGGGCATAGGACAAGCCGGCCACCAAGGACACGGTGGTCTCGATGTTCATGACGTGCCGCACATTCACCGAGGGTGTGCGCAAGGCCTCGATGAGTGTTAGGCCCGTATAGCCCATTAATACGAGATAGGAGGCCATGAAGGTCGTTTTTAAGGCCGGCGTTACAACACTCATCCTCGCCTTACTCTAACACATGTTTATATTTTAGAGGGATTTCTCAACAATCTTAATGCATCGCAGCGCCGTGCCGTCCGTGCCGAGCCACTTGAGCGTGCAGCTCAGAGTTCCTGCCGCGAGCCCCGTCTGAAACGGACTCGTATCCTCGTGATCCCCGATCGCAATAGGACACACGGTCTCCTGACACAACGGCACCTCTTCGTTGATCACAGGGAACCCGTTCAGAAGGCAGCTGTACGTCGCTACACCGTTGTCCACCTGTACAGGCACCGAATAGGTCACATGTAGCGTCGAATTCAGGGGAGGAGGCTCATAACTCACTGCAATCTGTGTCACATGAAATGCCGACTGCGTATTGCAGTCCGTAGCGACCGGCTGCGCCCCAACTGCAATGAAGCCAAGGAACACGAATAGGGTGCGGGCCAGCATCTACCAGGACGTCGGATCTTCTCAGAAGTCCCGTTCTTTAAGCCCTCTGACTCTTAGATGAGCCGATAGTCATCGGGGCCCGGGCAAATGGCCAACCCGACGCTTCGAAGCCGATGCACGGAGTCCTCTGGAAGAGCAAGAACGGCATCGGCCCAGTTCCATTCGATGCACCCATAGGGCCCCGTAAATGCAATGGCGCGAATCGCCGACGCCCGCATCCCTATCAGTCCCGTTACACAGTCGCGTGTCCGTTCGTATTGGCGCGCATTGAAGGAGCCGTATTGGACAATCGCGGCCTTGGTGTCGCCGTGCAAGAGCAGTGCATCCATAAATTCACTCGGTTCCTGGAGAATATAGCGTCCCGAGAGCTTGACAACGAAGTCCTCGTCCTGAATCTTATACTGTTCTATGCACTGACGCAGATCGGCCAGTTCTTTATTGCCGATGTTGATGGTCGGCAGCTGATTGTTGTTTGTGTAGAACACTTCGACACCAAATGCATCCAGGAACGTAGGCCGACGGCCGTTGTTCTCCACAATAATAATTTTACAGTTGGCGACATCTTTGAAACGACGAAGAGCAATTGTAATCCCGTTTGTATAGCGACGCTTGCGTTCTTCGAAGTTGCGCTCTACAAGGGAGGTTGTGATCAGAAGGTAGATCATTCTGATCACAACAGTCGATATTAGTTTAGGTTTTTAATTCAATTATAATGTATAGGAATCTAGCAGTATGCAGGCGTCTATCAAACAATATGTAAATCGCTCTTTCACAGATGGATTCTCATTTGGCCACGAAACATATGACACATTTCTATCATTTACCATAAAGTTTATAAGTCATTCGTTACCTGCAGTATTTGCAGGGCATTACTTGGACCAGGGGATCTATTATATTCAGCGGGAGAAGTACCTGGGCCGAACAGTAATTGCGTATATAATAGTTCAGGTATTTGCATGGATGTGTATATTTTATGGATTATTTCATTTGTTGCCCTTGTATGCGGCTGAATTTCAGGGTACACTGACAGGTATCTTTTTTGTCGCGCTCTTCTTTGTCGTTCAAACCAATTTTATTACAAATGCACAGACGGTTCTGGGCAAGATAGACAATGTGGTCGAGAAGAATCTGCAGACCCATCCAGGATTCTTACAAATCTAATGGTTATTCGGGCTTCTTCTCATTCGCAACAGTGACAACGACGTCAGCAGGGGCAAGTGCTTGTACTTGCGCCTGTACATTCGCCATCTGAGCCTGTACCTGTGCCTGTACAAGAGCCTGCACATGTGCCGTAAGAGCAGCAGGATCCTGGACCGCCGCCAACAATGCTTCGGAGTTTGTCGGCACTACCTCCTTAATCTGTTCCTTGATAGCATCAGGGATGGGCAACGTATCCATAAGCGCATGCGCATCGACCTGTGTCTGTACGAGAGCCTGTACCTTCGTCTTCAAAGCCGCAGGATCCTGAACGGCCGCCAACAACGCGTCAGGGCTTACCACCTCTTTGATCTGGTCCTTCAAAGAGTCCGGTACAGGCAACTTGTCCACTAAACTCTGGGGGTTTTGAATCGCCGCGGCCACTTCTGTAGGCAACAGGCTCGTCGGATTCTGGAGCGCCGCCTTCTGCGCCCCCGTCAACGGCAACTGCTCCAGCAACTTGCCCTGATTGTCCTTCGCCTTCTGCACTAACCCTTTTAGTGTTCCTCCGTTCCGCAGATAGTGGACAGCAAAGGCGATGCCTCCCAGACCGGCCAAGCCGACCGCCACGCCGCCCAGAATGGTCGCTGTATTGGAACTGACAGGGAGTTTTGCAATAATAGAGGCGAGGGCGTCCTCTTTTGTTTCATTATTAGGATTATAAGACGGATAGGCAGTCATGTAATAGAGGGGGGTTGAGGTCGCAGAGACATTTACGGGGCTCGGGGTCGGATAGGCCGTGATCATGAACAGGGGCGTCGAGGTTGCGGTTACCGTCTGAGTGCTCGTGGTAGACGGAAAGGGGGTGTAGAAGATTTGGTACAGAGGGGTGGAGGTCGCAGAGGCCGAGGAGGTGTTGGAGCCGGTGATTGTTGTGGAGGCCGTCATCGTGACGGAGGAGGTGTTCGAGCCAGTCGGTGTGGACGTGGACGTAGGAGGGGCGGCCGTGGGACTCACCGAGGCAATCTCATTGCCGACCGTCATGTCCACGCCGCATACCTGGGGCAGCGACAGAGTGGCCGAATAGGTGCAAACAGGATTCTCGTTCACACCGCTCATCTGGAGGGTGGGACCGCACGCCAGGGTCAACTGGAACTGGCGGCAGCAGGAGCCCGAGCAGGCGGCGGGACCGTATTGCTGATAGGTATATTGGCCATTGGAGGACTGGTAATTCGTGAACGTACCGCAGGGATTTCCCTGATTCTGGTTCTGCATGCAGCTCTGGTATGCAACGATCGTGTATCCGGGAGGATTGAAGGTCATGCCGTTCAGAAGGGTGTAGAGGGAGGAGGGACCATTGCCTGCGACAACTGTTGCAACAGTTGTCATAAGGCTAAGTATACGCATACTAATCATACAACAGAAACCGTAGTATGATTAGTAAAATTGCCTAAATTTCTCATGCGAGTGCTATAATGGATTGAAAAGGGCTACTAAAACCCTGTGGAGTTGTGTGGAGTTCGGCTCCGCGCGTCCGAAGGTAAAATGATGGATGCACGTATCCTTCGGAGTTGGTGGGAGTTATGTGTGATTGAATGGGGTTTTACAAGCCACGAGGGAACCCGACAAGGTTGGCGCCAATACCGAACGAGGCGCCCTGGCGTGCCGTAACACCCATGGAGGGGCTGACGGCATCGAGGATGGCGAAGACAACGGCGGCGAGGACGGCGAGGGTCGCGATCTCGTCCATCGGCAGTGCCTTGCGGGGGATGAGAAGGGCGGCCGCGGCGACGACGAGACCCTCAATGAGATACTTGATCACACGGTTGACGATTTCAGCAACTCCGTAGTCCATTTCTATACTTCTTGGAAAGGAAAAAAATAGAGTGCGGATCTAAAGCATAGTTTGGATTCTTCCGGAAGAAGAGACATGTCCAAGGAGCCGATTGAAGATTATCTTGATGAGGATGAGCCCATTAACGGACAGAAGTACGCCCTGGTCAGTTTCCTGAGCCCCGACAACGTCCTGGAGAAGAAGGATCAATTCTTCTTTGAGCGCTTCCTGCAGAACTACGAGGTCGAGTGGAAGGTGAAGGGCATGGAGACCTTTCTGGCGGAGCAGGCGGGCGCCATCAACCGGGGGCTCGACGCAAAGGCAAACGCTCTTGATGCAAGTGGCGCCACGGAGATTGCCGATCTCTGCCGTAGCAGCCGTGTCCGCGTGGAGACCATCATGGAGGAGTACCAGACGTATGTTCGGAAGCAGCAGAAGGATATCAACAAGACAAAGATCGGCTCCGCCTGGGAGGACTTCCTGTTCAAGGAACAGGCCAAGCTCGAGGAGGAGTTCCATGCAAAGAACAGCTTCCGGACGAGCATTCGGGGCTTCAAGGTCCGCGGTGTTGCGAGGGACGAAAAGGAGGCGGAGATGCGCGCCAAGAAGCTGCAGAAGGGCGACAAGTACCACAATATCTACTGCTCGGAGATCGGCAAGTGGACGCCGTGGGATCCCAAGCCCCATCTGGTGGCCGATCAGGAGTATGCCCAGGACGAGCTCAACCAGCTCATGAAGAAGTACAAGGAGAACGAGGACAGCAAGAGCGCCTTCTTCGACGAGCAGAAGAAGGCGGGTAAGGGCACCGGTGACAAGAAACTGTTCGGACCGGCCGAGACGACGAAGCCCGCGCCCACCATGACGGTAACGAGCGACGTGTCAGGCGCCTCTGCACCTGTTAATACCCTGTTCGGCGATGCGCCGGACCTCTTTCTGCAGAAGAAGGCTGCCGAGAATGTCAACTCGGTGATTCAGTAAATAGGCAGCACAGATTTAATATAATTAAGCCCCTGGCCAGGGGCTTAATTATATCCTTAACGGTATAAAATAAGAGTGAGTGTTTACGAAAAGTATCCAGGAAGAAGGCTGGACATCTGTCCAAACACGCCCACAGGCAAGCAGCTCTGCGTAGGACCATCGCAGAACTGCCCCTCAGGGCACGGAACTCCTGAGCCATTCGGTGACCGGCAGAAATACCCCGTATTCTTATCGGGATAGTTCATCTGCGTATCCGACTGCTGGGGGCCCTGGAGCGGCACCTGGATCGGGGCGCCCGACATGGCGTCCTGGAACCCGCTCATATTTCTAAAAATATAACGCATCGCAACGGTGCTCAGAGCGACCACAACCACGAGTACAACGATCATCGCCATAATACCCATTGCATTCGACTTTCCCTTCGACATTCTCTTCTAAGAAGATAGAATATTAGAAACAGAATCAGAGGTATAGCGATCGGGCCGAATCGGCAGAGGGCTGATTGCCGGTAGGGTCGGAGGATCGTCCGACTTGCAATACCCATTGATGCACCTCCGTCCATCGCGGCACACGGCATACGCACCATTGTCATTTAGATTTCGTTGGGCCGGTCCGCAGCCACCCAAATCCACGAACGAATCGACCACCGGATTGTAGGTCACTGCGATCACAAGAAAGATCAACAATACAAACATTCCTGCAGCAGATAAACGCATATACAAGGGTGTACACTTCATTGCACTCTATAAGTGTACCACAAAAAGCCTATACGGTTTTCTTTACCTGAATCTTGGGCCCGCGCAGCTTCTGCATAGACGCAGGGTCATAGGTGTTCATGGCGTCCTCGTCGCGCTCCTTGTACATGGCGGCCGAATGGGCCCAGAACTCGGGTGCCCCGATCTTAAAGTCCGTGTGCATCTCGGCCTTGTACCAGAAGATCGCATCCTCGAGCTTGTTCGACTGGGTGTTGTTGTTGATCACGAGGCACTCGTAGTTCTGGGTGCACTGATCCATGATCTGACAGAAGAACTCAAAGGACGGAAAGGCGGAGCCATAGTTCTCGTAGATACGCTTGCGATTGGACATGTAGGGTTCGCGCAGAATGAAGACATAGTCCACGTTTGTACGCAGGGACGGCTGGATGCCGAGCGGGAACTGCATGGTAATGAGGAAGAAGACCTTGAGCCAACGGCCGTTCATGAACAGGTACCGAATGTTCTTGTCATGGGTCCACGAGTCGTCGTACATGCAGTCGTCGAGAATTAAGAACGAACGGGGATCGAGCTTGGACTGCACGCCCCGATCCTGGTCCTGCATGATTCGCTGCATCACGAGCTTCTGCCGCTTGACGAAGTTCGCCAGGATTACCGCATTGTATTCGCCATGAATAAAAATAGGCGGAATCATCTTCTTGAAGAAGCCGTTCGACTCCTCCGTGCCCGAGATCACCGTCCCCAACGGCATGTTCTGGTGGTGAAACAGCAGGTCCTTGACCAACGTGGACTTGCCCGTGCGCCGACGGCCGATGAAAATCGCAACCGCATCTTGAGGAATATCCTTCATCTGAAACTTCCGGAGGTTGACATTCATTGCAGAGGCAGCGGCCATATCTCTACTCCGTTAAGAAACGAAAAAGGCTGCGTCAGACATCCCCGCACCATTCTATCCCGACGCATTATGAAGAAGGCGGTCAGTTCGATACTTGAAGTGCCGTGCCGTATCGAGCCCATTACCGACCAGGAGCGCGCCACCTTCCCTAAATGCGACCATCTGCAGCGGTATCATCCGGGTCTCGACCGCTTCCCCCTGCCGTCGACGCGGGCCGAGGCCTCCCTCCCACACCCTTTTCGTATTGTAGACTGGAAAGGGCCGACCGAGGACAGCCGCATCTTCCATGCAACGGTGGAAGACGACTCGGGGACTCGCCTCGACACCAAGGTCTTCGTGAAGACCGTCCATCTACTCGATCCCATCGCCATGCTGCAGAACGAATATATGATACCGAATCATCCGCTACTCCCTGTCGGAGACAAGGCCTGGAAGACGACCCTTTTGAAGCTGCACGGCGGCAGCAACCAGGCCTACGTGGACGCCGTCGCCAGCTATGTACTGGGCCAGCTCCGTGTCAAGGGGCTCACGCCCCATGCCGTACTGAGCCACGGATCTATGACCGGAATTGCGAAAACCTACACCTTTCGGATCACAGACGAATACGAGAGCTATCGCCAGTGCAGGTGGTTCTGGAAAGGGCTCAAGACCCATCGTGCGAATCTGATAACGGATCATCCCGAATTGGTGGAGCACATCAACACCTGTCCGTTTCAGGATATTGAGCAGGGCGCCGTCGAAGAAGAGGTTCTCTGTGTAGACGCACAGGTCGCCGACGAGACGAATAGTCTGCATTCCTTTGATGCCTTCGAAGAGGCCGATGAGCCTCGGCTCGTGTTGGGCCATGATTCCTCCACCGATGAGTCCGACTCGTCGGATACTTCCGACTCCTCTGAGGAGTCGGAGATCGACATCAATCTGGTCGTGCCGTCCATGCCCGTTATTCTCATCTGTCAGGAGGCCCAGGAGGGCACGGTGGATTCTCTGATGGATCTGGACGAGATTGACGGAATTGAGCGCGATACAAAGGCCTGGGATCAGATGTGGCTGGCCTGGATCTTTCAGATCATGGCCGTTCTCTCGTTCTTGCAAAAGAACCTCGCCTTTACGCACAATGATCTGCATACGAACAATATTGTCTGGAGACGCACAGAAGAGAAATACCTCCAGTACAAGGCCCAGGACGGCACGGTCTGGCGCGTCCCCACGCACGGCCGCATTTTCAGTCTGATCGACTTCGGCCGCGCCATTTTTAAACTCAAGGATGAGCTCTGGATCTCGGACGATCATTGGCCGGATCACGATGCAGGCGGCCAGTATAACTTTGGCCCCTTCTATTCGATCGCAAGCCCCAAGATCACGCCGAACACCTCGTTTGATCTCTGCCGCCTGGCCATTTCCATGCTGGAAGGGCTCTATGACGAGCATCCCGAGAAGAAGAAGGGGAATACGCTGTTGAGCCAGGAGGGGGACTGGAAAGTCTATGAGACGGTGTCGCCGTTGTTCAACCTATTGTGGAAATGGACGCTGGACGACGACGGCCACACGGTCTATGAGGACGAAGAGGGTGAGGAGAAGTATCCGGGATTTGATCTGTATACCGTGATTGCACGGTCGGTGCATGACGCGGTGCCGCGAGAACAAGTGCGGAAGCCGGTCTTTGAGCAGTTTGTATGGAAGGGGGTGACGACGGGCCCCGTGTATTCGCTGGGTTGCTGAAAGCTGGGTTGCTAATGCCGAGTTGTAACAATCTAATGAAGCCATGAAACGGCTTAATTAGATTCTTAGTGATTGTAACTAGTAGTAGAATGACGGTCAGGCGACTCTTTATGGGTCTACTCTTTTTAGCAGGGTTGGTATACCCTACTCTGCAAGAGTCTCCTGCTGCGGTGTCTGTAAGTCCAACGGCGATCTCTCCTCTTGTGGCTGCCCGCCAATTAGCGGTGTCTGTAAGTTCAACGGGGACCCCGTCTCGGACGAGGACACGTACAAGAACCCCTTCTCGGACAAGAACGAGGACTGGGACTCCTACAAAAACTCCCACACCCTCTCGAACCCCTTCTCGCACAAGATCGAGGACAGGGACCCCTAGTCAAACCCCTTCTCGAACAAGGACAAGTACAAGGACCCCTTCTCGATCAAGGTCAAGGACAGGGACGCCTACGCAAACACCTTCTCGAACAAGGACCCCTTCTCGATCAAGGTCAAGATCAAGTACCCCTACGCAAACACCCACTGCAACAAGAACCCCTTCTCGAACAAGGTCAAGGACAGGGACCCCTACACAAACACCTTCTCGAACAAGGACCCCTTCTCGATCAAGGTCAAGGTCAAGTACCCCTACACAAACCCCTTCTCGAACAAGAACAGCCACACGGACTCCTACACGATCAAGGTCAAGGTCAGGTACTCCTACCCAAACCCCTTCTCGAACAAGAACAGCAACACAAACTCCTTCGCAATCAGGGACAAGAACAGGGACCCCTACACGGACCCCTTCTCGGTCCATGACTAGAACCGGCACCCCTACAAAAACCCGTACGCCGTCTCGAACCCCGTCTCGAACAAGCACTCGAACAGGCACCCCTACAAAAACCCGTACGCCGTCTCGGACCCCTACACGATCAAGGACTCGATCGGGTACTCCTACTCGAACCCCGTCTCGGTCCATGACTAGAACCGGCACCCCTACAAAAACCCGTACGCCGTCTCGGACTCCTTCGCGGTCAGGGACACGAACCGGCACCCCTACGAAAACCCGTACGCCCTCTCGAACCCCTTCTCGCACAAGGACTCGATCAGGAACGCCCACGCAAACACCCAGTGCAACAAGAACCCCTACTCGGACTCCTTCTCGGTCCATGTCTAGAACGGGCACCCCTACAAAAACCCGTACGCCCTCTCGAACCCCGTCTCGTACAAGGACTCGATCAGGAACGCCCACGCAAACACCCAGTGCAACAAGAACCCCTACACGGACCCCTTCTCGGTCCATGTCTAGAACGAGTACCCCTACAAAAACCCGCACGCCATCTCGGACCCCTTCGCGGTCAGGGACTCGAACCGGCACCCCTACAAAAACCCCTACCCCATCCAGAACTTCTAGTCGCACAAGGTCTAGAACAGGAACGCCCACACAAACACCCACTGCAACAAGAACACCTACTCGAACCCCATCTCGGTCAATGTCAAGGACAGGCACCCCTACAAAAACCCCTACCCCATCCAGAACCCCTTCTCGGTCAGGGACACGAACAGGAACTCCTACAACAACTCCTACCTCCTCCAGGACAAGTACAAGGACCCCTTCGAGGACGGGGACCAGGACGGGGACACCCACTCGAACGGCAACAAGTACGAGGACTCCTTCGAGGACGGGAACCAGAACAGGTACGTCCACACAAACACCGACAGCAACCAGGACACCCACAAATACACCCACAAAAACACCTACTTCATCAAGAACCTCCTCTCGAACAGGGACTAGGACAAGTACGCCTACGCAAACGCCGACAGCAACCAGGACACCAAGTAATACACCCACAAAAACACCTACTTCATCAAGAACCTCCTCTCGAACAGGGACTAGGACAAGTACGCCTACGCAAACACCGACAGCAACCAGGACACCCACAAATACACCCACTCGAACGGCAACAAGTACGAGGACTCCTTCGCGGACAGGAACCAGGACCGGCACGCCCACGCAAACACCGACGGGCACAAACACTGCAACAAGAACCTCGTCTCGGACTGGAACAAGCACAGAAACCCCTACGAATACACCGACAAGTACAAGAACAGGGACAAAAACACCTACGAACACACCAACCAGTACAAGGACAGGGACAAAAACGCCGACAAGGACTCAAACCCCTTCTCAGACAGGTACAGAAACCGGCACAGGGACACGAACCCCCTCTCGAACTGGAACACGAACCAGTACTTCTACGCAAACACCTACAGGGACTGGTACTCCGTCTCAGACGGGCACGAGGACCCAGACAGGCACTGGAACGCAAACAGGGACTTCTACACGAACCCCTACGCAAACCCCGTCTCAAACCCCTTCTCAAACATCGACAACGTCTGCAACGGCGAGCACAAGTCTCATTCCAACCCTATCCGCAACCATGACAGCCAGTCAGACCGTTACGCGCTCTAGTACAGGCACACGAACGTCGTCTCTTACAGGGACACAGTCCAAGACCCGTTCGAGTTCCAATACGCCCTCGTTCACCGTCACATCCTCGAACACGCCCTCGTGGACACAGACGCTTACACAAACTTCGACGCAGACCCGTTCTAAAACCAGTACACCGTCCAACACGCAGAGTCAGACGGCAAGCCATACGCCCTCTGCAACCCGTTCTATGACGCAGACGAATACGCAAACAGTGACCGCCAGTTTCACGAGGTCACCCAGTCAAACCAGTTCAACCGGCATTACGCCGAGCCAGACACCCACCCAAACAGGAACTCTTACAACCACCTCCAGCCACACAGGATCCAGCACGTTTACGCAGACGCCAAGTGTCACCCCTTCTGCAGCCAGTACAGGGTCAATGACCCAGACCTCCAGTGTGACGCCGTCGACAACAGGCACACGTTCAGGAACCATGACACCCTCTGCACTGAACACCCCCGCCCTCACAGGGACCCCTTCCATCACCCCCTCCGCCGCCTCCACACAGACAGGATCGCTCACCCGATCCCTTTCCGTCACACCCAGTCCCTCAAATACAGGGACCCTTTCCGTCACAGGAACACGAACAGGGTCTGGATCCGGTACGGGCTCCCCGTCAGGGACGCTCACCAACTCTCAAACGCTGAGTCCGAGTGTCACGTTATCGCAAGGAAGCACGCAGTCACCGTCTCAGTCGCCGACGTCTACGCAAACCCGTTCCATCACACCCTCTGTTACCATGATAAGTACCGCCTTGAAGACAGTGTCGCCGACGACCACTCTGACACAGACCGCAACAAGTAGCCCATCCTCTACGCAGAGTTCCACGGCCTCCCTTACATCGAGTCAAACGGGATCAGACACCCCTACCAACACAAACTCGATCACGGCCTCCATGAGTCGCACGTTGACACGGACGGCGACGGGCAGTCGGTCCGCCTCCCCTACTCTCACGCCTTCCTCCTTCCTTACGCCCTCGAGGACCGCCAGCAGCACTGCAACGTCGAGCGGCACGACGAGCCAGACATCCTCTTTAAGTCCTCTGGGAACGAGCACCTTGACGGGGTCTGGATCCGCGACGGCGGCCGGCACGGCGACCGCCACGCTCTCTCGCTTCTCGACGCCGAGCGGCACGGGCACGACAAGCCAGACGCCGACGGCATGGGGAACAGGATCCGGAACCGGCACCGGGACCGGCACGGCCACACTTACTCTCACGAGAACCGGTTCGGGCACCGGCAGTGCAACGAATACCGTGTCGGGGACGTGGACAGGGACGCCGAGTCTGACATCAACGGGCACGCCTTCGAACACGGCGACGGATTCGAGCTCCACGACTGTTACGACGACAGGGACGAGCACTCGCACGCCTACCTCCGCGTTCACCGGCACGGGCAGTCCCACATCGTCCAACAGTTCCAGGCCCATTCCCAGCCCGACAGGATCAGGAACTGCCGCCGAGTCAGGGTCCCGTTCAGGCACCGGCTCTGCAGCCATCACCTCGTCGAGCACTCTTACCAGCACAATGACAGGAACCTTTAGCAGTTCCACCAGTCAAACGGCGAGCCCGACCGTCACGGCCAGTCCGACACGCACCCAGACTGCCCCGAGTACAGACAGTCCGAGTCGAACCACGAGTCAGACAATCACCTCTTCGATCACACCCTCTCCGTCCAGGACGCCGAGTCCCTCGGTCACATCAAGTCCCTTCCCTACGCAAACGATCACACAGACCCAGTCCGGTACAATAACGCCGAGCCGCACCTCCACCCTGACAGGATTGAACACAGGCTCGCCCTCTGTCACGATCACAAGTACAGGTACGCCCAGCATTACACGAACAGGGTCTGCATTGGCGACAAGGACAAGGTCACCGACCGGAACGGTCACCAGCGGTCTCACGCCCACCGCCACCCCTTCCACGTCGAGCACCGTGACCGGTACGCCTTCCACTACCCTATCCGTCAGTGCAACCGTGTCCTCCAGTGGAACTGGATCCGGAACCGGGCAGGTCACGGCCCTGCCGACAAGCACGACAAGCCCCTCGACCACCGCAAGTCTGGCGAGCCGTTCGTCCACAGCGCAGGCCACAGCTCCCTCCACATCCACACCAAGTTCGACCGCCTCGACAACAGCCTCTCTCACCGCCATCAGTACCGCCAGTCAGACCTCTACGAGAACAGCGACATTGACACAGACGTTGACGCCGAGCGGGGCCCTCACTGCTTCACCAACAGTCACTGCCTCCACGAGTTCCTCGAACACCTTCAGTCCCTCCATCACGGGGACAGGGACTCTCAGTCAGACCGGCTCCGCACTCCAAACGGCGAGCCAGACGAGATCGAGGTCAGGGACGGCCTCTTCTTTCGAAACGCAGACACCCTCTGCTTTCACAACCCCCTCCTTCACGGCCTCGGGTACGCCCTCGTCGACCGCTTCACGAACACAAACAGGATCGGGGACAGGATCGGCGCTCACAACGCCGTCTGCAACGGTCTCCGTCTCGGGATCTGCACTTGTGACGCGAACCACTACTTTGACAGCGAGCCCATTTGCAACGCGCAGTACAACAAGCTCGATGAGCCCATTTGTTACCGGCACACCCTCTTCATCCAGTACAACCACGGGGACAGCCACGGCGTCTTCCAGTCAGACCACGACAAATTCGGGATTGGCCACCAATTCGTTGACATCCACGACCTCAAATACGCGCACGCCTAGCCGCACCGTCACTCGAAGTGCCTCAGGAACCGCCAATGGAACCGGCACACCTTCGGGCTCAGAAAGTGGGTCACCGCTACAGACGCCGAGCGTCACCGCATCCAACACAGGCTCGCCCTCCGCCCTCGGAACAAGGAGTCCAACGGTCACGACCACGGCAACGCAGACCGCCTTTGCAACTGCCGCTATAACCAGTACGAATACGGCCACGTCCTCGGGCAGCAGAACGGCCCCTATCACCCTGTCCAGTACAATAACACAAACCGCGTCTGTGAGCCCGAGCAAATCCGTGTCAAGAACACCCTCCGGGACAGCAAATGCAACCAACACAAGAACCGGCACACCCTCCGTGACAGGATCCGGGACCCCTTCAGGAAGCGCGAGTGGCTCTCGAACAGTCACAACGAGTTCAAGCAGTTCATTCACGGAGAGCGCCACAATGACCGCTACCTCCACCGCCACGGGCACTGCATCCTCGACCGGCACATCGACACGGACGCCATCCTTTACGCAAACCGGCACAGGAACCATCAGTTCCACGGGAACCGCCACCGGTAGCGACTCTTCCACGCAAACACCGAGTGCCCTTGTCACGCGCTCCAAATCGGGTACGCGCACAACAACTCGCAGTTCGACAAGCTCTCGAACCGCCACCATGACCGCAACCGCCTCTTCCACAACAACACCGTCCAACACCACAACGCCGAGCAATTATGCAACGACGAGCCCCAGTCGCTCTTCGTCTGCTCTCGCGACTCGCACTCGCACCACCACACAAACCCTATCGGTCACAGGGACTGAAACGAGCACAGGCTCACTGACCCAGACTCCCTCTTCCTCGAGCACGGTCAGTGCGGCAAGTACAGGGACACCGAGCCGCACAAGCTCGGGGAGCCGCACCGCCTCCTTGACCGGTACCCAAACGACCACACAGACGCCTTCGGCCCTTTCCACACAGAGTTCGACGGCCACGGTGACCGCCTCGATCACGGCGAGCCGCACTAACACCGCGTCCAGCACGGCCTCCAATAGTCAGACACCGAGCCCCTGGTCCAGAACCTCCACCACGACACTGACATCGAGTCCCACGGTCACGCCCACAAGTAGTCTTAGTGCACAGCCCACACCCACGACAACGAGGAGTGGTACGCAGTCACCCAGTCGCTCAGGAACCAGTCAGGCTACAAATTCAGGCACAAGCACGAGTACAGAATCCCCTACACAGAGCCGCTCCCCTACAAGTTCTTGGACGCCGTCCAGGACCGTCACGAGTTCTGAAACACAGACCCTCACTAGCACATCCAGCCGCACACGATCCGGCTCCGTCACCGCGAGTCTGACGGCGATTCAGACCGTGTCCTCCACGGCCACCGCCACGGCAACGCAGACTTCAAGCGCAACCTACACCTACACCTATTCGTCTACGGCAACTGCGAGTCCTTCTCGAACTGCATTCAGTACTGTATCAGGAACGCAAACTCAGACAGCGGCCAGTACTGACACAGTAACCCAGACGAGTACAAGCAGTCTGACCCCGAGTGCAACGAATACGGGCTCCAGTACAAGTACCGGTACTGGTACCAGTACCGGTACACAGTCTAGCACTGGCTCCAGTACAAGTACGAGCACTGGCACGCCCTCTTCAACGAATACGGGGTCGGGGTCCTCGTCTGAAACCGCGTCCAGAACCGGCACGGCAACATCAACCGTCACAAGTTCTTCGACCTCCACGGCCTCTTTTACACGTTCGGGCACATCAAGTGCGTCCATGACCACTACGAATACGGGTGCGCAGACACCCTCCTCCAGCAGTACAAGCAGTCCAACCTGGACCCCCACCAAATCCTCCACGGCCACCCTTTCGAAGGGCGCAAGTCAGACGGGAAGTCGCACACCCTCTGTGACAGGCACGGTGAGTCCCTGGCGCTTAGCGACAGCAACTGCGACAGCGACAACAATTATTTAGATTTTTAACGGTGCTTATAGAAAGACACTCCATGAAATCCATTGCTCTCAAGTATCTTCCTCGACAATTGACAGCAAAGGACAAGCAACTGCAGAAGCGCATGCTTCTGAAGTCTAGGCGGCTCTATCGGCAGGGCAAGTACTATACGCGGAAACGGCTTCAGTCCTACCCTGTGAAAGAGAGCCCGCATGTGCAGAAAGCCCGCCGCCTCTATGGCGTGGAAACGCTGGCGCCCTCCAAAGCGTTGGCGACGGCAAGTGGCTGCTCTTTAAGTGCCCAGAAGGCGATTGTGGCGAAGGGCGAGGGGGCCTATTTCAGTTCTGGGTCGCGGCCGAGCCAGACGGCCCACAGCTGGGCCTATGCCCGCTTGGCGTCGGCACTAACAGGGGGGAAGGCGGCGGCCGTGGATTACGCGATTCTGGAAAAGGGCTGTGATCCGAAGGGACCTGCGATGCGACTAGCACGACAAGCGAAGAAGAAGCACGGGTTCGGGACACGCCGTGTTGCACATATCTAAGTAGCCTAAAAATCCACGGACAGGACGAACAGGAATGGCGACACAATCGCCCATCATTGTCACGGGGCCGCCTGGCGTCGGCAAGAGCTACTGGATCCAGGCCTACGCCAAGGAGAAGCGCAAGCAGCTGCTGACCTGTTCCTGTCGCAAGGATCGCACATTGCGCGAGGGGCGCCAGAAGCTCCATGTCTGGGGTCGGCGGCGAGAATCGACCGTTCTGTGGCTCGAGGGCGCCGACGATTTGACGCCCGAGGCCCAGGCGTTTCTGCGACGAATTCTGGAGACCCATTCCGCCGACGTCCAGTTCGTTCTGGAGTGCCGCGACCCCGCCAAGCTCCAGGAGCCCATTCGGAGCCGCTGCACCGTGCAGCGCATTCCGCCCCCGAGCCGAGAGCAACTGACCGAGTGGATTCAGCGCAGCTATGCCTCCGTGTCCGTGGACGAGATCTTCGACTACATGGAGCCCAACGAGTACAGTTATCGCCGCGTTCTTCACTGCATCTATTTGCAGAACCGATCTATCGAGACCTGGCCGCGCATTCTGGCTGCGCGGCAATCCGAACGGGCCCAGGTCTGTGCCGCGGACGACCTCCTCACCTATCAGTCCAAGGGGATGAATCCTGAACTCTTGTTGCAGCCCTTTCTTGAGAACACGGATCTTCTTCGCGAGTACGGGCACTGTCTAGAACAGTCGGGATCGATGTGGGCGTTTTTAGGATACGCTCTGCGTTCTACGGGCCTTGCAGAATCAATCTGATTTCATAAGAATGGGGGATTCGATCGCGAATGTCTACTCCGACGCGCGCTCCGAATACACGAAGCAGCTCTGTGGAATTCTGATTCCCTCCTATTTCCAGTTCTACTTGTCCATTCTGGAGAAGGCGCGCGAGGAGGGCGCCAAGACGAACGATCCTAAGAAGCTCTTGTGGCACTTCCAGACCTTCATGAATGAGATTCCGGACTGGAACATGGAAAAGGTCAACACGGAGATTGGGCAGATTCAGAGCGGCTGCGGCTGTGATTATCTGGAGGACCTTCTAACGGCCGTCTTTATCGCCCACACGAAAGTTCTGACGGCGATCCGTGTGTCGGCGAAGCAGAAGAAGGTGCAGATCACCGTGCCCAAGGTCGAACACTTTCTCTTCAAGGTGCTGTGTGAGACGTCCAAGTTGCTGTGGGGAAGTAGCTTTCTGTTCCGTGAGAACATAACTGCGATTGAGAAGCAACAGAACTATCGTTCCGTGGAGACCCTGTTGGGCGAAGGGATTCTGCAGGCCGTTCGGTCCATGGTGCCTGTGAAGAACATTCTGCGAGACTTTGTCTCCATGGACGACGACGTGGAGCCGAGCGCCAAAGAGGAGGAGAAGCCCCCGGTCCCTGAACCGAAAGAGGACGAGGTGGTCAAGGTGGAAGCCGAGAAGGCAGCTGAGAAAACTGCAGAACCAGAACCAGAACCCAAACCAGAGCCAGCCCTTCTCGTTGTACCCGAGTTGGTCGTGGAGCCACCCAAAGAGAACGCAGATGAACCCCCTCGAATTCGTCTCGACACGGGAGCCCATCGGGTTGGATTTGCAGAGTACAACTCGATGTTCGGAAGTCATGAAGACAACACGGATATGGTGCGAGAATCCGAGGAATCCGAGGCAGGGGGTCTCGAAATTCTAGAAGAGCAGGGCGTGCCCCTCACGTTGGAGGACATGGATTCGGAGGTCTCCTTGAACGGAAAAGATGAGGCCATTACGATGGAGGACTGTGACGTGCTCGACTAGGCCCCTTTTTTTCCAGCGCCTCCCAATAATGCCTCCCTGGTTGCCCTGGATTGTCGTCGGCGGACTCGCCTTCATGCTTCTCTCGCTTTTAGCGTCCAAATATCAGCAGAAAGAGCATAAGCCCATCACCTTTGCACAGGATTTCATTAGCGGCGGAATTGTGGTGGCGCTCCTGGGCGTTCTTGTGCCCGACGCATTTCCGGCATTCCCCCTGTCCGTCCCCAATTTCACAGAACTGGTGCGCAAATCTGATGAAGGTGATATGGATGTACAGGTGGGGCCCATACGGCGTTAAACAACTTAAACACTGCGTAATTCTACAGAACGAGGGATTCCTCGCAGCTCTTCTAGCTCAGGGGCAGAGCGCATGTCTTGTAAACATGAGGTCTCAGGTTCGATTCCTGAGTGGAGCAAACATCTATTTTGTGAACTATCAACAATAGTTTACAAAATAGTTATGATTTAATAGAATCAAATGGAGCACCTGATGTGTATATTTCTCGGGGCACTCTTTTTTGTCCTCACCCCTGGCATCCTTGTGACACTTCCCCCGAAGGGCTCCAAGGTCATCGTGGCGCTCACGCATGCGCTCGTCTTTGCAATAATCTATTGCCTGATCCACAAGATGGTCTATCAGTATTTCTATGAGGGGTTTGAAAGCACCTGCCAAGCTGCGAAAGAGAGTGGAGATGCGGCTAAAATAAAGGCAGCATGCTCCGGCTCGACAGGCGTTGGTCACAATAGGCCTAGCTATGGCAATAACTACGGACGCTAAAAGGCAATCAATTGTATTCATGAACCATTTCAAATCGTTCATGAATCTAAACAAATGTCCCCTTGATACGGATAGGGATGAGCGAAGTCGCCTGTCAACTGGTCAGCAGTCGCGGCTTAATGAAGAGCTGCGATGTCTATCCGCCGAACCCAGTGAGTTCCACGCGTCTCTGCTACGACTACCAGTGGGCCTCTTTGAAGCCCGGCGCCTCCGTCTATGTGATTGGCTCTGCGTTGCCCCATTTTCTCATGATCGCCTGGAACAAGATCCAGGTGCCCTTTGTTCTCGTAACCGGCGACTGCGATATGACAATGCCCGACGATCTCTTTACGAGCGAGTCTCTGGCTCTATTCCTGGAGGAGCCCAAGCTGCTCGCCTGGTTCAGCCAGAATCTGACAACGACTGTGCATCCAAAGCTGCATCGTATCCCGATCGGCATGGATTATCACACGCTCGCCGAGAACAAGAACCATCCCTGGGGTCCCCAGCAATCCCCGATCGACCAGGAACAGATCTTGTTCGCCTTGCGAGACCGCGCCAAAGAACGCCGCCCGATCGCCTACGCCAACTTCCAGTTCTCGATGACCACCCGGTATGCCGACGATCGCCGCCAAGCAATCGCCCAGCTGTCCTCCGCCCTCGTGCACTATGAGTCCATCCCTGTCAATCGCTTTGTGACCTGGGCACACCAAACAAAATTCGAGTTGGTTGTGTCGCCCCACGGCGGTGGCTTGGACTGTCATCGGACCTGGGAAGCTCTGGCGCTCGGCTGCTATCCCATTGTCAAGAGTTCTCCGTTGGACCCTCTGTTTGAAGGTCTTCCTGTTCTGATCGTGAAGGAATGGTCGGATGTGACGCAGGACCGATTGATGTACTTTTTGCGCGAAGAAAAGACTGTGCAAAAGGAGCGGCTCACTTTAAAGTGGTGGGCCCAGCAGTTCAAAGATGTTCCTGCTGCGTCTTCACTAGAAGCGACGAGCAAATAAAGAGCTTGGCGCCTTTCGCAACCATGTCCTTGTGGAACGCCACATGCTCGCAGGTCTCAGGAGCACACTGAGCGCGGTTGAATGCAATCATTTGTTGACAACTGCACTCCTGTGTATGACCCACGTAGGCGCAGCCCCGGGTGGCGGCCAGCCTGTAGAGGCCGAGGCCGCCAAAGGCCGACTCCACAGGGAGAAGCCGGCTCGGACTCGCCTTGATGACCGTCTGAAACTGCGTCACGCACGCCGCTTTCGCATCGGCTCTCGAAACGCCTCCCTCCAGCTGCAGATGCCGAATCATATCCCAGCAGTCATAGGTGATTCCCATCTCCGAAGAGCGCAGAGCCCAGATATCATAGTACTTTCCCATCACATTCGCAAAGACGCCATCCCAGGTGTCGACCGGAAAGGACTTAAAGAGCCCGATAAGCCCAGAGGACTTAAAGCCGTCGAGGATCCCATCCAGGTCCACGGACAACACGTAGTCGAACGTGGGATAGGTGGTGTGTACGAAGTCCAGAAGCCGGTTGCGTACGAGGGCGAGCCGCTCCGTTCTCAACTGAATTAGATTGGCCTCCTCGAGCGTGAGAATATGGGTCTGGGCCGACTTGGCGGCGTACGCGGCCAGCAACTCCTTCGTGGAGTCCGTGGAGCCGTTCTCGGCGATCACGACGGCGGCGTCGAGCCACAGTGAGCGAATGGCGTCGATCTGCACCAACGTGGAGGGCAAATGGGCGGCGACCGATCTGGCGCAGCCAATGATCACACACCTATACGTGTTCATTAGTATCTGGTATAGTTTGTAGTTTAAGCTAGTGCTGTAATGATTTTACATAGATTCCATAGCTCACAATCGTTGATATATGCAAATGAATGAGTCCGTGATAGAACCTGGATTCCAGGTAGGACGGGCTAAACGCAAGTCGATTCATGGAATACCCGTATCCATAGACAACCCCCGTATATCCAAATGCATAGGCAGCGAGCCAGAGCAGACCAAGCTGACTGCCTTCTACATAACACATGTAGGTAAATTGAAGAATGGCGGCTTGATCGATTCGCAGAATGAGCGGATCCTTGGATGAATGGTACGCAAGGCCGGCCATAAGCATAAAGAGCATGGTTCCGTAGATGTGCCAGAACTGATAATAGGCCGCGTAGGTGAGAGGGACGGCAAGTGTTGTAATCGTCGCTATAAGAATAGGTTCTTTTAATGTCATTTGTAGAATATCATTGAAAGAGACTTAAGTTATTGGATCTACATGCATTTGCTTTTATTGCAGGATTTACTTTGACAAAATGCATCTGTCCTGCAGAAATCCCCTTTTGGTAAACTGTAGGCGCAGATTGTACCTGGTGTTCCATCCTCGAACCGTATTTTAATAGATCCGTTTTTGCAAGAAATTGGATTCAGTCCGCTGGGACCATCAAACCCCTCTGTATAATGAGTTATCAACGAATAGAGGACTACAAACACAAGGGCATGCACGATGGCCGCAAACACGAGGGATCCTTTTGATGGTAGGCGAAGGACTAGGCCAGGCACTAGCACAACGAATAGGATCGCCATGTAGAGAAGCATAGACAGATTCATTCTACTTAAGCATCATATGCTTTCCGCGATCATTCTACTTCAGCATCATCATTCGTTCCGCAATCATTCGCTCGTCCTTTTCCGCGTTCTGGCGCAAACTCTGCATGAGGGGATTGTTGTCCACCTGGTCGACCACATCGTACTGGTTACGCTCCCTCGAGACATCGAGCTTCAGAGGCACGCGGTACTCCATGCGGCCGATATCGCCCACGCCTGACGTCATGCCCTCGCCGCCGCCGACCGTGCGATTGAGCGCTAGAGGCCGGTCGTTCAGGAAGTCCGTGTCGAGCTTCTTCGAGGTCTGCTTGCCCGGATCGCCGGTGAAGATCGCCTCCTGGCCCGAGCCTGCAATGGGCTTGCGCCCTCTCGCGATCTGCTCCTTGTTCGGGTTCGTGCGCATGTTGTAGGCGAAGGTCTCGTCCATTTGGTCCTGGGAGGCCGAGAGGCCGGGACCCGTCCAGGCCAGATTGGCCGAGAGCTGCTGCTTCTGCGTCGGGCGGGCAATGTCGTCGGGGTCGTAGACCTTGAGGCGTGCAGGGGCCCCCTCATTGGCCGCGGCAATACCTGGACGATCCAGATAGATGGTCGTCTCCTTGACCGTGGTACGGGCCACGTCCATGGGATCCCAGACGGTGACCATGGGGGCGCCCCCCTCGTAACGAACAGGGGTGCCCGTGCCGCGGATGTTGCCGACGGTCTCGGCCCTTCTGGTAGGGCGCGCGATGTCCTCGAAGGGCTGGATGACATTGCCCGTGTCGGCCGGCACAATGTTCGTGGCCATGACGCGCTCCGACGTCTCATTGCGCTCATTGGGGCGAATCTCAATGCTCGATTTACCATAGTCAGCCATCTCATTGCCGACGGCCTTCGTATAATAGGTCTGCATGTCCGCGTTACGGAACCCGGCGCCACCGTACTGCTGTGACATGGGGGTTCTGTAGCTGCCCGATACGTAGGACTCGCCGAAGTCTTGTGAGGCGCCGGCCGGTATATAGGCCACGGAGGTCTCGGGCCTAGTCGTGAACGGCAAGACCTGAATGGGACGTGTGGTCTCCTTGATGATCTCACCGTTCGTGACGAGAAAGCGCTCGCCGGTCTCGTCGATGTAGAAGCGATCGGGCTTGTACTTGCGCACCTCGCCTGGGTCGTTCGCATTCGTGGCCACAAAGTGCGAACCGGGCACCACAGGCGTCTTGAAGGTCTGCTTGGGATTCGTGGCGACACGGAGCTGGTCGGTGTCCTTGGGGCGCATGATCTCGTTGATCTCGAGCTGCTGAAAGCCGCCCTCGCCCAAAAGGCCGAACTTCTCCCCTAAACCAGCGCCGACGTGGATCTGCTCGAAGGGCTTCTCGCCGTTCCTTGCAATGGGATCCTGGATGCGACTCTGGAAGAAGTCCGTGTTGTCCTCCATGCCGAAGGGGTTTCCATACGGGGCCCTGTTCGTCTCAAACATGTTCTCGACCTCGCGCTTCTTGATCTGGGTCGAGCCCGAGCCGCTGTACATGTCGAGGGTGGCCTGGTTCTGGCTTGCGATCGTGTTCTGCTTCATGCGGCCGCCAAAGAAGGGCTGCATGTTGTTGTGCTTGTAGTCCTGGGATGCAATGCGCTGACCGGACAGGGGGCTCACAACGTATTGGCCGTCCATGTAGACGGGGCTCTCCTCCACACCGTCGTTGCGAAACTCCACTTGGGGCTGGTTGTTCTCGGAGGAGACGGGGTCGGGATAGAACTGGCCGGATAGGCCGGGTGCAAGAGGGGGCTTCTGCGTGGCGTAGCCGAGCGCCGTTCCGTAGGGACCGGGACTGGGTTCGGACGGATAGGTCTGGCCGTTGGGGGTTTGGTACATGCGGTCGAGCTCGGGGCCGAAGCCGACGGCCGAGGCACCCTTGGGGGTCTGGGTCAAGGCCTGCGAATCGGGGCCTCGCTGGGCGGGATAGAATCCTTCGCGGACCTTGCGCTGCTGGAGGCCACCGCCTGCTATATCTTCAGGGGCGGAGGGCTTGGCGCCCTTCTTGCCTAAAAAACGGCTTACGAGGAAGCCGGCGCCTAACAAGCCGCCGAGTACTGCTACCTCCATCTCTATCGTGGTTCCGCAAAATATATAACCAAATGAACATGTTGAATGTTCATGTAGTTTGAGGGTAGAATGCACGAGCGATGGCCTGCGCAGCAGGCCATCTATCATTTTACCTTCGGAGCTGGACGAGGAGTCCAGCTCCACTAGTGCATCTTACCGCACCGCTTCCCCCTATGCGTGTTGTAGATCTCCTTGTCCAGCGTCTTGCTCGGAATGAAGAAGTCGAACGGGGTCTCGAAGTGTTCCTGGGGCTGGTGGAACAGCGTGTCAAAGCGGTTCCAGCCAGTCGCCCTCAGAGTGCACGGGGGATCCACGAGTCGGGCAAAGGTCAGGGGCACGACTTCATCGGGGGCGTTCTGAAGGGGGACCTGGTTCATGAAATTCGTGTTCGGATTGTAGAGATCCTTGTCATCCCGAATCTTGCTGCTGAAACGGCCGATGCCGCGCAGATCGGTCTCCACATCCGTGCGCCACTGCCCCTCGGGCCATGACGCCCCACTCATCTGAAGACGAACCGTAGCGTTGGACGGAAAGGTTGTGGGACAACGAGCTGCCGGGGCATTGAGCGCATAGCGGCCGGCATACGTACTGATGCGGTTGTCGTCTACCTGATGAAAGTCATCGTACTTGTTGCGTGTGGTCGACTGTTGTTTTGTGGGGCAGCTCATTCTCACCTACCAATACTGAATCTAGAAAAATTAGGAAGGGCAGCATTCTCTTCCACAACAACGAGCGGTCGCGTAACCGGTAATCCCGCCATACCTGCCGCCAGTGCATTTACATTTGCATTATTTGCTACAGGGTTATCCGCCAGATCTGAAAGCTCTCGTCGCAGTGCTGCAATTGCAGCAACAAACGACATTTCACGTGCTTGCTGCTGCTTAGCACGTTTTGCTGCATCGACAATTCCCCTTCTATATCCGTCCGCAAGTTTCTTCATACCACGGGCCAACTTTCTAATACGCAGTGTCTCCTGCACACGTTTGTAATTCGCCGCTTTTGCCGAAAGGGGAACGGCGCGACGGCTGCGCGTGCCGGCCAGTGTCATGGATACTTTGCGCGAGGCTTTCCGCGTGGTTCCCATCTCTATTAGTTCCTCAGTATTTTTCGGGATTCCTGCAGACTTCATTGCGAATCGGGGCAGGGGTCGGCATGCCCGGGTAGGCCCACATCTGATAGGCCGGCAGATGCATGGGAGCCGTGTCGATCTTCAGCGTGATCTTCGTATTGTTACGCGTAATCTCCTTCGCATTCGGATCCGTCGGAGCCTGGTACTGCCGCCACGGGGCGAAGGTGTTCGGAATATTGATTCCCTTTAAGTCCGATTCGAGATCGACGAGGTTCCCCTCGGCCACACTGACCTCGTTGCCGCCAATCAGGCCCAGAATATGCCTCTGCGGTTTAGGTGAAATGTATTCTGACGCCAAATACGTGTACTTCTGCGGGTTCTCCTTTGATTCCCACGGATGCTTCTCCGTTGTAAAGGCTTCTGCAATGCTGGCCATTCTCTTCCTAGTGTCTAGGTATAAAAATTTGACGTGTTTATGTGACTACAAACACGTCATACTAGACAACAGTCAAATGGGTCTCTCCTTCTCAGAATATGTATCGGATGACATTATTGCGGGCGTGGTGCCGACTGGAAATGCGTCGCATGCAGTTCAGCCGCAACGAAGACGGTCCGACACCCCTCGGATTGTCTCCCTGGACGGCAACATCGGAGTCGGCAAAACCACCCTTCTGAACGCCATCAGAGAACGCTTCCCCGATATCCTCATTGTCCCGGAACCCGTGGACACCTGGACATCTCTCAAAGACGAGTCGGGGAAGAACTTGCTGGAACTGTTCTACGAAGACAAGAAGCGGTGGGCGTACACGTTTCAGAATGCGGCCATTCTGAGCCGCTTACGCCTGTTGCAGGAGGCCGTTGCAAATGCCAAGCCCGGGCAGATCATTCTCACAGAACGCTCGGTGCTCACGGACAAGTTCGTCTTTGCGGAGATGTTGCGTTCCTCGAACGATATGAATGTTCTGGAAGGATCCCTGTACAACATGTGGTACAACACCTTTGCGTCGAAGTTGCCGATGGCCGGGATCCTCTACGTAGTGACGGGGGTTCACATAGCGCAGCAGCGGATTCAGAAACGGGGTCGGCAGGGGGAAGAGTCGATCTCGGTGGAGTATCTGGAGGCTCTCGATCGCCAACATCGGGCCTGGATTTCGAGCACAACGCTTCCTGTGCTCAAGATCTCGACAGAGGAATCGGCTGTGATCGGCGATACGTTGGATTCGATTCAACGCTTCTTTGAACTGCTCTAGTAGGGATGACGAAGGTCATGAAATGGCTTCTGGTTGTAGCCGCTGTTCTTTTTGCATTATTGTTGTTTTGCACCCGTTATTCGTATGTAGAGGGATTTGCGGCGGCTCTTCTTCCGTCGGACCCAACGGGACCGGCAGGACTACCGAGTGATCCTCCCCCAGACCCAAATCGGGTCGATGCCCGGTGCAAGAACTACGGGTTTTCCATGACGAATATTCCGGGACAAGATGATTCAAAACGCTACTATACCCAAAGTGGTTGTCAGGCGCTCGGGGGCACATGGGATCCAGTCAATTATACGTGCGGAGGACTCATTGATTACAGTCAGATGTGCAGTGGGCTGCCCTACACAACCCCCGCCCCAGATGAGTGTTTTCCAAACGGGGATCGTACACAGATTCTCGGCAAGCCCAATGCTATGCTGCAAAATAAACCCGAAACCGCTGGACTCTACCGTCTTCATACACAGGATGAGTGTCAGCGGCTAGGGGGGGTTGCAACAGAACTCCCTGAACAACCTGGTTCTTATATGTGTACAAAGAGTGCGGGTCCTTCAGGATCAACCCCCCTCTACATGGCGTGCCGTTCCTTGAACTATCGGGATCCAGCCTGTAAGAACTATGGGTCTTCGTTACCCCCTAACCTTGCAGGTAAAATTCCGATGCGGTATTTTACAAAAAGTGGATGTGATGGAGTGGGAGGTACGTTTAATGAACAATCAGGATACTGTACACGGGCGGAGGGAGGAAACTGGAACACATTTTGTGCAGGCTTAGACAATAAGACGCCGGCTCCCGATGAGTGTTTTCCAGGCGGGGATCGTACAAAAATCCTCGGCAGGCCGAGCCCCTATAATGCAAAACTGGGGCCCGACTGGACGGGAAATATGCGCTTGTATACGCCTCAAGAGTGTCAGCAAATGGGCGGAACTAATACCGCCATTGAGGGTGGCTATTCTGATTTGACGCCCTGTGTTGTAAATAATATCCCGCTTCATACGATGTGCGCCTCCTTAAATTTTCAAGCGCCCGCTGCTCCTGGACTACCCGCACCTACATCGGCGGCCGCTGCTCCTGGACTACCCGCACCTACATCAGCGGCTCCTCTTTCGCCCACTGTAAGTGCCGCTTTGGCCCCAGGAACCCCGTCTGC